TGGCATCAGCAGGTGTAGCGAATTTGATGCTAACCGTGTCTCTAGGGTTCTCATCTGTGTATAAACGTCTGTCGCTACCTTTTGGCTTTTTGCCTGTACCAACTTTAGGATCTCTTTTCTTCTTTTTCACTTTCTACTTCTTTCACTACGTTCTGCATCATATTATTTAATATTCTTAATTTTTCATTTGCAGTTATAACTTCGTGTAGTGCCTGATCGACCATATTTAAAGCTGCGTTATTGTTGTTTAATACAGCTTGTGCATTTTCAATTTGTAGTTGATATTGAAAAGCTAACGCTTGTGCGGCTAGTTTTTTCATAGAGATGCTCCTTTTTAGGATTATACAGATAGACTACTGATTTGTCAATATTATTTGTATTCCATATAAACCAAAGCCAATAAGAAACAAAAGCCTGCGATCATCATTAAGACTATAAAATACGTTAGATACTCTAGCAGTTCTTCTCGTCTTTTTTCTGCCATCTTTTCTGCGTATCTTCTAGACTTACGAGCTTCAGCTTGAAAGGCTTGCCAATCCTGCCACAACCCCGGTCTGCCTAGATATATCATAATCTTTTTAAGTTCTTCTTCTTTTTCTTTTATCTGTTCAAGAGCCATAAACTCTTCAAGATCAGATCCACCCCCACCTGCTTTTTTCTTTTTTGCTTTTTTCTCTATTTGTTCTTTGGCGAATACAAAGTCAGAAATTTGTTTTACACATCCTCCTAGTTCTTTTCCGTTAGAAACGAAACTTTTAATCACCGAGAAAGCAGCGTTGGCCGCAGCTAATTCTGCTAACATGGTATTCCCCTTACTTATTTATTGGTTTACAATATGCTGTTATTTTTTTATTACCATCCTCATGTGGTATTGTTGGTTGATTGGTTAGACGCTCTGCAAAGTACAGACAGTCGTCTATGCTTTTAAATCTTTGTGTCTTGTTTATCACTGTCGTGTCGATCATGAAGATCAGTAGAAACTCTATCATTATGATGGCAATCGCAAGAACAATCTTCGCAGTCGCAATCGTAACATTCGCAAGTCTCGCATCGTTTCTTATCCAGTCCACTCATAGCCTGCCCTCATCATTTGAGCTAAATGCTCACTGCGTTTACCTACCTGTTTTGCCCAACGTGAGTCAAGCATCTGATTGCTTGCTTCGTAGAAATCACCCACCTCGATAGCTCCCCACATCTTAACAAATTTCATAAGACGAGGAACACCCATATTAAATCCCATATCTACGAGACACATCTGTCGTACTTGGTCTAGTTGGTTTACAATAGGTTTTCTTTCAAGTAATTCTTTTTCTACAATAGCTATGTCGTTCATGCAAAGATAGTAAGCTTCTTCTTCGGTAAGACCTACCTCTAAGATATCTTCAAGTGTCTTGCCTATGTAATCTAACTCGGTGTCTGTGATACCACGATCTTCAAGGTTTCTTCCAATGCCTATCGTGCTTATGCCCAAACTATCTTTATAAGGTTCAAGCACCATACCTTCGTGCTTGGCAACCATCTTTACAAACTCACTCAACTCATACTTCATATTCTGCTCTTCTACCTCTGTGGATCATGCCACCTTCTGCAGCTTTCTTTCTTCTTCTACCTGATGCCGTAACAGACCACTTAACAGCTTTGGGACCTGTCTTTTTCTTTGCTTCTTGTTTACTTATCTTGCCTGCAACAGCTTTGGGTCTACACGCAGGGTATGGGCGTGTTTTCTTTTCTTTGCCAGACCGACCACACTTCTTACCAGTCTTAACATCACGCCAGTCCTCTTTGAACCACTTTGTTAATCCCCCCTGTGATTTGCTCATTATGCGTATCCACCACCACGCTTTTTATATGTACGAACAAGCCAAGCATTTGCATACGCTGATGGATACACCTTGAATTTTTTCTTTGCTTCTGCTTTCACACTAGCATATAGCTTTGGGTTAGTTGGCTTTGAACCACTTTTCTTTTTAGCTTTTTTCTTTACTGCCATGTCATACTCCTTTACATGCACAAATCTTCATACTTGGTTGTATGAAGTCGATGTTTAGATAAATCCCCTGAATACTTAAATAACTTTGATAACCACTCTATCATTTTTTCCTCAACATTTTTGCTGCTTGACCTACACCTTTAATACCAAATGATGCAGATATAGCTATATACAATAGATACTGATACCAGTCAGGTAACGTAGCAAGAACCTCAAACCCCTCTTTGACGTACTCTCTCATTCCGGGGATGAACACAAGTATAGCAGGAGCAAGTAACACAACTAACGCAAATTCGTCTTTCCAAGAATCCACCGTAGCATCTGCCATCTTACCTTCCCATGCAACTTCACCTGCTGCGACTTTCTCTGCAACAGTCGCACGAGCTTTAGCTTCTGCAACCTTTGCTTCTCCGTCTGCTTTAGTTTTCGCAACTTTGTTTTCAAACCATGTACCTGCTAAGTTAGCGATAGGACCTATAAGTGAAGCTAACATTTCCATCGTCTCCTTGCTTGTCGCAATCTACTGTTAGGATTCTTGGCTGCTTTGGGGAACTTTTTCATTTGACCTGCAGATCTAGCACAAAAAGACTTACGTCTCTTTGCATCTTTGCTCCCCGGCTTTACCTTGCCAGTTACAGCAGTCTTGAGTTTACTGCCGGGGTTTTCTCTACGATACTTGGCAACACCTTTAGCAGTCATGCCTGCACCCTTTTTGGTAGGGCGTTTGTCACCACTCTTAATAGTGTAGCCTTTCATGCTCCCACGTTTCTTAGCCATTGATTAGGCTGTCTTTTTAACTAATTTGTAATTAGGAGGTAACATTTTTCTAATTTGTGCTAAAGTCATTTTCTTACCACCTGCTTTAGCACCTTTAGTAGCTTTACCACCACCTCTCATCATGGTTGGTTTTTTGCCACCTGCAGCACCACCTTTAGCCATCATCTTTTTGGTTTTACCACCGTATTGCATCATGGCTTTTTTCTTGCCACCCATAGCTCCACCTTTAGCCATCATTTTAGTGCGGCCACCACCACGCATCATTTTCTTTTTCTTCATCATTCGTCATTCTCCGAGTATAGATTATCAAATGTTATTGCAGGATCAAGATAAGTTTCGTGAATCTCTGCATTGTGTATGTACTGGCTCGGTCTAAAATCTGGAGGTCCTTCACCAGTTTCCCAGAGTGCAGGACTTGTCGCCCTTACTCTGTTGTTTGGCAAAGCAACGATGTTGCCTGTCCAATCTCCTGCGTCTATTAACTGCAATACGTGACTTTGTTTATGTTGTGCAGGGTCATCTGCTATGTCACTTTCTGTGTAGTCTACAGTAAATAGATATTGTCCTTTATGAAACTCTCCGTCTATCTTGCAAATCCACGGAGATGAACTAACTCTATCTAGTCGTACTATGGAGTGATGATGTGAGCTACAATCCCACGGCTGAGCTAAATGCGTTGGCATTATCTGCGGCCACTCTTCGTACGGTATATCAGCAACGAGTGCTGTTATTGGCATCCTTGCCCACATTGCACCACCGTGTACGTTCGGTTCGTTTTCATCGTCATCACTTTCACATCCTGTAAATACAACCTGAAAACTTAGACATCTGTCTGGCACTGTGTTTACGGCTATCGCTAGTCCGTGTAAGTATTCACCATGATACATTTGGTGATTGTGTGTAAATTCTTTTCGCACCCAACACTTAAAGTGTGGTATATTACTTATTAGGTATGACATACGTTACCCTCGCATATATGACATTTACCCCCTTAGAAGATAAGAGAGCAAGTTGCCCTGCTCTCCTATAATAGTTTTATGTTCCAGTTGAAACTGTAGCAGATTCAACAGGGTTTACAGAGATATCACAAATCACAGCGTGTACTCTGAAACGTAACGCAGTTGTTCCTGAAGATCCTGAATCAAGTATTGTCACTTGAACAGAATCAGCAGAGGTAACTATATTACCACCTGCAGCCTTCAGGTTAAACTGAATGTCAGCAGCGGCATTAGATGCACCACCGTCAACAAAAGCATCAACGTCAGTTGATGTACCCACATCAAGAGTAACATTAGCGTTACCAGAAGCTTCAAGAACTTCTAATGTTCCACCAATGACCATGCTGTCAGCAGGTAAATCAATTAACTTAACAACATCATCACCTGCTAATGAAGTATTATCAACTGCATCATAGACAGGGGATGTAATTACATAGGGTCTAGGTAGATTACCCGGATGCCCTACTGTGCCACCACCAGTGATGGTTCTATCATAAGTAGCCATAGTTAATCCTCCCTATTAAGCAAAATCTATAACGCCACGGACTAAGGCTTCTGGTCTAAGAACTTTTCTACCAAAAACGTGTAGTCCTCTAACAACGTCAGAGAATGATTCAGTTGAACGTACCACTTCGGTCTTTGCGATGTGAGACGCTGTTGCCGCAGCAGAAATGTGACCTGCTAAGATAACGTTTTCAGAAGCATCTGTTGCTAATCCTGTCATTGTTACCTGATCAGTTCCACTTGTGCTGTTTAAAGCTGTAGACTTGTAGCATGTAAATCCTGCAAGTGTACCCGGAGTTGCAAGTCCGTTTCTTAGGTTAGAAGAAGCATCGCCAGTTACCTGTACTTCTGCAATCTTGTTACCTGCTTGAAACATCTTCTCGTAGAAGATTGGGGGTGCAACAAACCATCTATTCTCTTCTGGTACAGACTGGT